GGGACTGCATCTGCTCCGCCGAAAGCGCCGCCGCCTGCTGCTCCGCCGCGAGTTCGCGCGTGAGGCGCGTGGCCTCTTCGATCTGCGCAATGCCTTCGGGCGTGCCCGCGATGCCGGCAAGTGAGTTGCGGACGCCAAGCACGGCCGCTTCCACGCCGCCGCCCGCGCGGACCTGCGCCAGTTGCAGATTGAGACCGGCGATAATGCCAGCCGCCGCGCTGGCGCGGGACTCAAGCGCAGACAGCATAGCGGAGGCGTTCTGAGCCGACACGCCATATTGAGCGAACGCCCCCGCGCCAGCCTCAACGATCTGGCGCAGGGCCGCCATTTGCTCCTGAGTCTTGGAGTTGGTCCCGCTCAGAGCCTCCTGTGCCGCCTGCACCTGCGTCAGCGTCTGCTGACGGCGGTTCTCAGCGGCCTGCAACGATGCGGTCAGCGCCTCATTCGCGGCCAGATGCGCAGCAAGTTCCCGCTCCGCGTCAACCACGCGGGCAAGCGCGGCTTCCTGCTCACGCAGCGCCGCCATCCGCGCGTTATTCGCTTCGTCGCTATAAACGCCGTTGGCTGTGCCAACCAGACCGCCGCGAATGGAGTTCCGGCCAGCCGGCGCGCGAAGCGAAGCCTCGGTGCGCTCGCGCTCGGCCTTAGTGATCGCCTCGATTTCCTCGCGGACACGGCGCAAGGCGTCCTCGGCACCCTCGGGGACCAGCCGATCCGCGAACCGCTGCACCGCATCCGCCGCGCCTTGCGTCGCGCGCGCAATCCGCCCCGTGACGTCAAGCGTCCGGTCAAGCTGCGTGGTCAGGTTGTCCCACGCCTGCGACAGCGACACCGTAGCGCGCTGCACAGATAGCGGCATTTCGGCAAACTGCCGGTTTATTTCCGGCGCCATGCGCAGGATCGCCGCGAAAACCCGCTCCGAGGTCAACTTGCCCTCGGTCCCCATCTGGCGTAGCGCACCGACCGAGACATTCAACTGCCGCGCCAGCCCCTCGGCCAGCGTCGGCATGTTCTCAAGGATGGATCTGAGTTCGTCGCCCTGTAGCCGGCCTGACGCAAGCGCCTGGCCCAACTGCATCATCGCAGCGCCGCCCGCCTGACCAGACGTGCCGGATACCACGGCCAGTTTCTGCATGGTGTCCGTGAGTTGCAGCGCCTGCGCGCGCGTGCCGCCCATCTGGCGCGTCGCGATGCTGAACCGCAGGAACGCATCAACCGCGTCGGTCGCGCTCGTGCCCGTGCGCTGCGCGGAGCGCGCGATGGTGTCGAACACCTCGCGGCCCGCGCGCATATCGCCCATCGCGGAACCGATGCGCGCGCTCGCCTGCGCCGCCTGATCCGCCGCGCGCACCATCCCACTGAGCGCCTGCGTGACGGTATTGACCGCGATTACCCCGGCAGCGATGCCGGTAATGCTCCGAAGTGCGTTCTGCCCAACCGCCTGGAAAGCGCGCTCAAAGCCCGAGAGCTTCTGCTGCGTGGACTTCGTGAACTTGTCGATATCGCCCTGCGCGGCGCTCAGTTGCCCGCGCAGTTGGGCAGTGGTCGCCTCGATGCGGACAAGAAGGCGCCCGACGTCGGAAGTCGTTCCGCTCATTCACGCCCCCTTTTCTCGGGTAAGAGACGGCCCATTGGCTGCCTACGAAGGCGGCCTGACGAGCGCCTAAATCCTGCTCCGATCCGCCCTGATCTCTTCGCGCCTCGCCTGCCGCGCCATATCGAGCAGGCCCTCAAGCGTGGGGTTGTGCGCAGAGGAGCGCCGCCCCGTCTTGGCCTCGGCGAAGCCGACCAGCCCCGCCGTCACCTCGGCCAGGGTGGCGCCCCAGAACGCTTCCGGCGTCCACCGAAGCCAGCCCATCGCCTGCTCCATGAGCCGGCGATAGGGGAGCGGCCTCGGCGCGCCGGGCGTCAGTTTCCCGCCTGCGCGTCCGCCGCGGCCGGTTCGTCCGACGTGATCGCGTTCGCCAGGAACTCCGACACCTGCGGCGCCAGGCTGAACGCACCCGCCTGGAAAACCATCTCCTGCACGTCCTTGCCGGCCGGAGCCCCCGGCACACCGCGCACGATGATCTGCACGAGCGCCGTCAGATCGACGATGGCGACGTTGCCGCTGCCGATCTTGCGGAGCACCTCCATCGCCGGGCCGAACCGCCCCTCGATTTCGCCGATCTTCGCGAGGGTCGGGCGGCACACCAATTCTACGCCATCGAGTGTGATGGCGACTTCCTTGCGCTGTTTGTTTGCCATGTTGGCTCATCCTTCTGGGGAAAGGTGGGCGGCGACGTACCCCAGAACGCCGCCGCCCGCCGCGCGCGCGGCATGAAGCCGGGCGCCGAAGCACCCGCTGGGGTGAAAGCCGGGGTCAGGTCGGCAGGGTGATCGTCACCGGGCCGGAGGATTCGACCTGCGCCGAGAACGTCTGCGCCTCGTTGTATGAGCCCGTGATCTGAAGCGACGTGATGACGAACTTCGACTTGATCGTGCCGGCATTGGCGAACGCGAACTGATAGAACACCTTGGTTCGGTCCTTCGCCTGCGTCAGCATGGCCTCGAAAGCTGTGTCGTCCACAACCACGCCATCGATGTTCATGCTGATGGACTGCACGCCGCCGTCCGCCAGGTATTCGCGGAAGCCGCCCGACCCGGCGTTAGTGACGTCAACCGGCTCGTTGTTGAGGGTGACGCCATTGGTGCGGATGCCCGCAACCGTGGTGAAGGTGGAACCGCCGTTCGCGCTGATCTTCGCCAGCGCGTCGCGGCCCCTGTAGGCGGTGGTCTCGCTCATAATGATCTCCTAAGAGCGGGTGGCCCGATTGTCGGGCCGTCATCACGCCGCGACGCGACGTGTTCCTTGCGTCAACGCCAGTGCTTCAGCACCCATGCGCTACGGATTTCGTGTGGCTTCGGGTGGCCATACCAAAGCGCGACCCGCACCGCGTCCGGCGCCGGCAGGGTCCGCATGGAGTTGGGATGCCACCACAGCCCGTCAGGGTGCGCTTCCTGAATCCATGTCCAGGGTATCGACTTGCGCGACAGGGTGGCCTGCAACAGCCCCTGGTCGCCCCACAGGTCGCCCGTCTCGTATTGGCGCATGACGGCAGCAGGATCGGCCATCATCGCGTCATAGACGCACGACAGATCGACCCGCCAAATCAGGAAGGATGAGTTCAGCCATCCATGCTGCAAATCCCACAGCGCCACCACGTTGCCGGGCGTCTGCGCAATGGCGTCGATTGAGCCGCAGATGATGGTGTCGAGGTCAATGTAAAGAACCGGCCCGCTCCACAGCCCCGGCCGGAACAACTCGACCTTCGACCAAAACCCCGGCCAGCCGTGCAAAAGCGGGATGGTCTCGACACCCGCAATCGGCGTGGGATGGTCAGTCAGACACACGAAGCGATGCGGCACGCTTAGATGCCGAGACACCATGCTCGCTAGTTTCTCGACATATTCAGGCGTGTTGTAGCCCCCGCCCGTTTTCCAGACGCAGGCAACCGTCAGCATGTCATCGCCCATGGATGGCGGGACGAAAGGCACATCGGGGACAGGCACCATCGGCGCGCCTGCCTCGCGCGCCTCGCCGGCCGCGATGTGCTGCATGGCCCATTCTGGCGGCAGGTCAAACGTATTGCCGGGCTGGTAGTAGAACGCCGTCCGGTCCTTGAAGATGCGGCTGGCGCGGGTAACAAACGTGATCCACATCAGGCGGCACTCTTTGTTGTGATAGCAATGAAGCGAATGATCCCGTGGCGCGTCAGGCCATCGGCATCGGTCATCGTCTCTGCATCGGAAAACCGAAACTCAACCAGCCGATTGCCAGCCAGCCCGCCGCCCCACCAATCGACGTCTTCCCATTCGGATCCGCCGTCAGCGATGACGCCGTGATGCAGCCGGTCCTTGATTTCCGCCATCAGCGTCTTGAGTTCTTTCGCGCCCCGGTATCGAGACCAGACGTGAATATCGACGCGGTGCTGTTCCCCGCGCAGAAGCGCCGCTGACCAGTCCATGGCGAGACCGTCGCCAATCTCGATATGCGGATACGCCGCAGCCTGCGGGGCCGCGTCATAGACCGCCGCGCCGATGGATGGCGCAGCCGTCAACGCGGCATAAATGCCGGCCTGTAGCGTCAACGATGCATCCGACATTCAGCCCCCGCTGGTCTTCTTCAGCGCGTCCGCTACCGCCTGTCGTTGGCGGTCCATGATCTCGCCCTTGAGCCGATCCCACGCATTGCGCAGGAACGGCCGCGACGGCTGCGGCGGGATATTGTGCGCCGCCGACCCCTTGGTGCCGTTGTGGACGAAGTGCGCGCGCCAGCCGGCGACTTTCCACTGTGCAGGGAACCGCTTTGGATCAAACCCCACTTCGACAGAGAATGCCCCAAACCGCAGACCTAGGCTTTGCCGCAACTCGCCTGTGTCGCGCGGCACCCCGCGCGCCGCCGCATCGAAAAGGCGATGACCGCTCTCGACCAATTCCTTTTTGACCGGCGCAGATACGTCCGCTTCCATCCGCTGAAACAGCCGGCGCAGTTTCGGGTCAATCTCAACGCGGGACCGGCGCCCGCTCACAGCGCAACCCCGCGCTCTGCATCAATTGTCATGTAGAGGTCGCGGCCCCCACCATCCGCAATGAACCGGATGCTGTAGCCGTGCCCGTTCCACACCAGCCGCGCCGCCTCAGTCAGATCCCCACGGCGGCGGATCACGAAGCGATACAGGGCCGGCGCCTCAACCGCCGCCGCCTCTACCCTCTCCCGCCCCGACATGGGCCGCACACGCGCCCAAACCTCTGCAAGCAGGGTCCATGTCAGCGCACCACCGCCGTAGCCGTCTGCGGCCGTCGCCTGCGTCTCTACGCGCACCCGCTGGTCAAGGTCACCCGGCTGGATCGCTACCGCCACCACTGCCACCCGTCGCGCGGCATCAGCGGGCGAAACCACACCACGTCAGGCCCGATCTCATAGCCGGGCACCAGATCATCAACGGCGGCCCTTACCGTGGGCCAGTTGATGTCATGCCCCAACAGCCACCCGCCCGGCCGCAGCGCCCGCGACCACACCAAGATGTCCCGCCTGCACGCCTCGGTGCTGTGGTCCGCATCAATCCAGACAAAATCCAGGGAACCCGGCGCCATCCGTGCCCCAACCTCATGCGTCCAACCCTTGATGAGGGTGCAGCGATCCGCGAACACGCCGCACACCTGGCGCGCCTCGCGCTCATGCACGCCGTGGTTCCACTCGGTATAGGTCTCAGGCCCCGCGTTGTCCGGCTGCTCAATCCAAGCGTCAACGCCGATGAGATACAGATCAGGGCACGACCGAAGCAGATGCTGCGTCGTCAGACCGGCCGATACGCCCAACTCCGCGCCGCGCGTCCAGCCGAAGCGGCGCGCCAGCGAAGCGATAAACTGATAGCGAAGCCAATCCGGCGACGCGACCGACACCGGCACCGTCTGCGGCACAGGGAGGGGGACAACGAATGTCATCAGACCCCAACCTTGCGATACGGCGCTATGAGCGCGTCATAAGCCAACGGCAGCACCGCCATCGCGTCGTCAGTTACCGATTTGCGGTTTTCGTAGAGCGTTCCGACATGTAGCAAGATCGCAGCCTTGATCGGCGCGGGCACCGCCGCAGCATTGCCATACCCGGCAACGAAGGTGGCGCTCACCGCGTCCGGCCGATCCGCCGCAGACGGCCATGACGCGCCAGAGGCAAGCACCACCGCCCCACCGCACACATCGTTGACCAGATGGTAATCTGCCGCGCTGACGGTCTGCGGTGCGCCGGCAGGGTCCGTGTAGGCCACCGTCACCGACTGCACGTCAGGCAGCGGCAGGCGCAGAGTAGAGCCGGCAGGGAAGCCGCTGTATGCCTGCCGCCATGTCTGCGTCACCAGACACCGCCCAAGCACACCGGACCACCCGTCTAGGTGCTGCGTTGCCGCCGCGACCATCGCGGTAATCAGGGTGTCTTCCGCTGTGTGTTCAACGCGCAGATGCGCCTTGGCCTCGTTGAGGCTCACCACATCAACAGCAGGCGCCACGGTGCGAACCGGAACAAGCATGGTCAGCACCTCGCGAAAAGAGAAAGGCGGGGCCGTGAAGCCCCGCCCGGTCACATCACTGCGGCGGGTTCGCAGTCGGCGCCATCGTCGGATGCCCAAGGATGGCAACCCCCGCGATGAAGATGTTGCCGCTGTCGTTGCCAGAAGGCGTCACGGTCATGCGGACATACCGCTTGTTGCCCACGTAGCCGATCTTGCGGCACTCCACATCGTCCGCGAAGGTGAAGCCGGCCAGGGCTTCGGTGCCGATCAAATCAGCATCCGCCACCGCAACGGCGGTGCCGAATCCGGCTGCGTCGTCATCTTCCACCAGCACGGCGAAGGTCGCGTTGACGTCGGTATTCGTGCCAGTCACCAGAACCAGCGTGCAGGAATTGTAACCCCGCGTGTCGATGATCGACGACACGATGGCCGTATTGTCCGTTCGCGCCGCCACGGGGGCGATCAACGGGACGGGGTGAAGGCTGTTCATCAAGTCGCGCATGTCGGTGTCCTCCGGTTCGCGCGTGGAAGGGGAAGGCAGGCGGGCGAGTTGCCCGCCCCGATCACGACGTGCCGATCTTCAGCAGCTTCATCGCCTCGAAGTTCTGGACGCCGCCACCCACCCTCTTCGTGGTGTAGAAGTGGATGTAGGGCTTGTTCGTGAACGGGTCGCGCAGCACCCGCACCCCGGCACGGTCCACGATCAGGTAGGCGCGCTGGAAGTTGCCGAAGGCAGCCGGGAACGTACCGGAATTGATGTCCGGCATGTTGTCATCGGTCGTGATCGGATAGCCCAGCAGCGTCGCCGGCTGGCCAACCTGGATGGACGGCTGCCACAGGTACAGCTCCTCCGTCTTCGACTTCAGCTTGCGGATGACGGACTGCGTCTTGCGGTTCATCATCCAGTTCGCGCCGGACCGATATCCCTGCTTCAGGGATTCCGACGCATCGATCAGGGCATCGGCGCCATTGTGCGTGCTGTCAGTCAGCGCGGCCGCGACGCCGCTGACCGAGTAGCCGATCTTGCCCCAGGCGTAGCTGGAATCGAGCACCGTGTCGTAACTGAGGATGCCCCTGGGCTTGTTCACGCCGTCACCGGAGACGAACGCCGCGCCTTCCTCCTCCGCGAACTCGATGGCGACCTCGTCGGCCAGCCACTGCGCCACATCGACGCGGGCATCGTCGAGCAGCGTCTGTGTCGTGGCGGGGTTCGCGTAGATCTCCATGGCGTTGAAGACGATCTCCACCAGGCGCGGGGTGCCCGTCCCTGGCCGGGACTGGGTCTCGCCGACCCATCCGGAGGTCGCCCCACCCTGGTTCACCAGCTTCTTGTAGGCCGGTGCCGAGATCGAGATCACCCGTGCGAGGCCGCGCATCGCGGAGGTGACGCCGAGGACTCGATCAATACCTGCTTCCCACTGCTCCGGCGTGACGTAGCCACCATCCGGATCGCTGTCCGTCCGCAATGCCGCCTTCACCTCGAGGTCGCGGAGGCCCGCATCCACGCCACGCCGGAAAAACTGCCCAAAAGCACGCGCATGCTCACGGGCCTCGGCGGACACCTCGGAGGAGCCGCCGGCGCCGACCTTCACGGCAGCGAGGGCGGCATTCACGTCGTCGATGGCCTGCTGCAGTTTGGCGACTTCCGCGTTGATGCGGTCCACCTTCTCCGACTTCACGACGTCGGCCATGCCGGCCTTGATGGCCTTGACCTCCTCCTCGCGCTCGAGCTTGAAATCGGCGAAGGTCTTCTGGAGATCGGCCAGGATTCGGGTCGCGTCGCTGGCATCGGCGCGAACGCCCACGATCCCGCGCATGCGGGGCTTGGCAATGTGCATGTCTGCTCTCCTAGGAGCGAATGGTTGCGATGAGCCGCTGCACCGCAGCGACGTCCAAGCCAGCGTCTTGCGTGGCGTCATCGGCAGCGTCGCGCATGCCGGCAGTCGCCTCGCGCAGCAGTTTCCGCCGCTCGGAACGCGGCACCCCCTGCTGGGCGAGAATGGAATCGAGGCGGCGCTTAGCCGCCATCGCGGGGGCGATTTCCGCGCGTGCCGAGGCTTCCGGGCGGCTTTCCGCCACTGTGTCGGCGAAGCCCTTCGCCACCGCGTCCTTCGCGCCCATGTACGTCTCGGCGTCCATCAGCGCGACGATATCCGCGCGCTTGAGGCCGGTTCGCGCCTCGTAAATGTCCGCCATCGCGCCATCGAAGCCGTCGAAGATGTCGGCCGCAGCCCGAAAGTCATGGCGGTTCCCCACCACCGCGCCCCAGGCATTGTGCACCATGATGAAGGTGCCGAGGCCCATCCTGATCTCGTCAGCAGCCATCGCGATGACCGACGCCGCAGAGGCCGCGATGCCCGCCACCTCCACCGTCACCTTCGCCGGGTGCTCCCGGAGGATGTTGTAGATCGCCAGCCCCTCGAACATGTCGCCGCCGGGGCTGTTGATCCGGACAGTCACGTCCTTGGCGCCGATCGAGCGCAGGGCAGCCGCCGCACGCTTGGCCGTGAATCCGCCGCCGGTCCAGAAGTCCGTCCCGATCACGTCGTAGATCGAGATCGTGTTCGGATCGTCGGCTTCAGCCGCCTGCGGGTTCTCAGCCCAGCGCGCGAGCACGTCGGACGGCGCGTCCCATTGGTAGCTGGCCGGGCGCTGAAGCGCGCGCGGCTCAGGCAGCTTTCGGATCGTCATTCTGCTGCCCCTCCTCCGGGGTGCCGCCGCCGGCGGTGTTGGGCGGGTCGTAGAACTCGTCGCCGCCATCGCGAGGATTCAGATCCTCCAGCGTGCGGACTTCGTTCGGGCTGTAGACGCCCCACTGAAGCCCCTTCACGTAGGCTTCCCAGCGGGCCTTGATGTCGCCCTTCACCAGCGCTGCCCGGTTGAACCGAGCGTAGGTCTGAGCGTCGGCTGGCCCGGCGAGCAGGTCGCGCCCGATTGTCTCTTCCCACATGGTGAGATGGTCCTCTAGCGTGTAGGCGACGAAGCCGATCGACTGCTGCTCGATGCCGCTACCCCAGCTGGTCGTCTTCTCCGTATCGCCGATCATGTGCGGCGGCACGCCGAAGAACATGGCAATGTCGGATCTGGAGAGCTTGCGGCTTTCCATCCATTGGGCGTCTTCGGCCGTCATCGAAAGATTCGATACGTCCATAGCCTCTTCAAGAATGAGGGCCTTCCCCTCCCGCTCCCCGCCGGAGCGGTAGGCGTCCAGGCTGGATTGCAGAAACTCCAATCCTTCCTTGCCCAACTTCGTCGGGTGCTTAAGCACCATGCTAAAACGCGCACCATTGCGGAAGATCGACGCGCCATGGCTCTCCATGGCGAGCGATAGGCCGATGGTTTCCCGCGCGTAGGTGATCGGCGAGACCCCATTCACTCCATCAAGGGACATCCCGACCAGATGGAAGACGTCCCGCTGCGGGAGCGTTATCTGGCGCCCGTCTTTCCGAGAGTAGGTATAGACCAGCGACAGGTCATCCAACTGCTTGCACGTCACCCGGTCTGGATGAAGCGGGATGATCTCCTGAATGTTGCCGCGCGAAACAACCTTCATGCCATAGCCGTTGCCGCGGAGCAGTAGATGGGCCTGCATCATCCGACGAAACTGCGATGGCGTCTGCCAGCGGTTCGGCTTGCGCCGCAGCAACCCCCAGACGGCATGGTCGGAAGCGTCCTCTCGCGTCCTGTCGTCAACGCGGCGCTTGATGTGCAGCGGCAACGTCGCGACCGCGCCGGAAATGATCCGCACGCACGCATAGACCGCCGCCACCCGCATTGCCGTGTCCGGCGACACCGAAGCCCCGGAGCCCGTCATTGCCCCGCCGCTCAGTGCCTCTTCGAGCTGCTGCGGCGTGCTGATAACGACGCCGCCGCCGGCATCCTGAACGGATGCGCGGGGCGTCGCCGCCTTCCCCCAACTGAATATCCGTGGCCAGATCGCCATGCGCTCACCCTTCACACGGCGAGCAGGCCACGCTCGCGATACACGGAAGGCCCGTCGCCTCCCTCAGACGTGGTAGCAGCACCGATCGCCATAGCAGCGGCCAGCGCCATATCAATTCGCCCGCTCGCCCGCTGCTTCTCGAAGCGCCGAAGCCCCGCTGGCGACGTCCAGAAACAGGCTGACGCCACAGCCGAGCGCAGCGCCGGGTTCACTTCAATCCGCAGCCGGCGCTCTAAGATCAGCGTCTCGAACGCAGTGATGCTTTCCGGCATCCATAGCGGCGAATCCTGCCGCCTGTTCGTCCCCTGCGGGTGCTCGATCAGGGGCAGCGTCGCGCCCATCTCGTCTAGCGCAGTCGCAAACGTCCGAATGAGCCATTGGTCATAGGCCACCGTCAGGACTTCATGCGCAGCGGCGAAATCAACCAAGTCCGAGGCGACGGAATCGAACCTCACCACCTTGCCGGGCGTCGCGATCAGCCATCCGTCGCGCGCCCAAACGTCGTATGGCGCCCGATCCTGCATGGCCCTGGCGCTCAGTGTGTCGCCTGGTGTGTACCCCCTGGCGAACAGGGCAAACTTCGGCCGACCGTCGCCGTCGAAACCGTCGCGGAACACCATCGCCCGCGCCGTCATGTCCTTCGTCGCGCCCAGATCGAGCCCGACCCAACATTCCTGGCCGGCGAAGTCCTCCAGCCGCATGGCGGGATCTTCGCAGGCTTCCCACGCCTCCCGACTGATCCATGCCGTCTCGGCGTCCGTCCAGACGCAGAAATGAAGCCTGAGAATGCCGTTCAGCTTGCCAGGGATCGCCTTCGCCTGGCCGACAACATCGGCGAGATAGCTTTCTGCTATTTCGGTCGCTGCCGGAGTCGGTGATCATCGCCAGCAGCGGTTGTCGGCGGAACTTGAAGCCGCGCTCCAACATCTCAAGCGTCGTGCGGTCGGGGTGTTCGTGCAGTTCGTCGATCAACGCGAAGTGCGGGCGCAGACCGGAACCTGTCTTGCCGGTATCGCGCCCCAGGGGCCGAAAGAAGCTGCCCGTCCGAAGATCAGCTAGGTTCCATACCGGATTGACGCCAGACGGCGTTAGGCGCGGCTCCAGGGCCGGCGACTGGCGCACCATCTTCACCGCGTCGGTGAACATAATCATGGCCTGGTCGCGCTTGGCCGCCGCGGCGTAAACCTGCGCGCCCGCCTCGCCGTCCGCAACGAGCCCATAGAGCCCGATGCCCGCAATCAGCGGCGTCTTTCCGTTGCCCTTCCCCTGCTCGATGTATGCCCGCCGGAACCGCCGCGTTCCATCCGCACGCTTCCAGCCGAACAGGCTACCGACGATGAACGCCTGAGCCGAGTGCAGGTCAAACGGCTTCCCGTCGAACTGCCCTTCCGAGAGGCGAAGCACGATCGGGAAGAAGTCCAGCGCCCGCTGCGCCGCCGCTACGTCCCACGCCAACCCGCGTTTCGGGCCTGCTTTCAAATCCGCCAGGTGCCGCGCGCAACTCGCCCTGACATGAGGGCCGGCTACGAGTTCGCCGGCGACTACCGCCCGCGCATAGGC